TTATCATCGTCTGGGTATGTCATTACCTGACAAGAAAAGCAGTAGTGTTTGCCTGTACTATACAAAGCATTGGCATCACTACTGCCACAGTGAGGACACTCTTCGTGTCTTATGAACTCACCGTTATCCATCTTTACCTATCGACTCCTTTATATAGTTAGACATGTAATCTAAACCTTGAGCAATCTTCTTGAGTGTATCATTGTCATACTTCTCAGAGTCACCCACCATATCAATAGCCATGTCCTCATAGATAGCTGTGTGTTCTATCTCTTCATCACCTATGAAAACAGACATACTTAGACCTTGCTTAGTAAACTCTGCTTGTAAGTCTACATCAGTTTCAATCATGTCTTTAACATCTATCACACTCATTTCAACCACTCCTTTGGTATTGTTTCTTCTGCCCATATAAAACCATTACGGTCAGCCCATTCTTGACAGGTCATCTTAGAACCATCCTTTCTTTTCTTAGCTCCTTGTATAGTGGAGCTTGCCTTTTGAAATACAAATCGTATATCTAAGTCAGGATACTGTGACTTGACAGCCTTCATCTTACGTTGACTGTCTTGTCTGAAGTATCCTTTAAGCTCCACTATCATCTTGCCTATCTTTAAGTCAGGAACATAGTGACGTTCCACAAAGTATGCCATCTTATCAGGCTCATACACATGTGGAATGTCACGTGCTACTAGGTCTGCAATGACCCTTGCCTCAAAAGTCCCCTTCGTCATCAGCTTTACCCTCAGTATCTACATCATCAAAGACTACAGAGTTATCTTTAGCTATCGCTTTAGCTACGAATCCATCTTCTTCTTCAAAGATAGAAGCAGTAGAGGGTGTGCCATGTTCAATCAAGTCAATGACCTGCATAGCTTTCAGTCTGAGGGATACACCTACCTGTTTACTGCTTGCCATGTAATAGGTTACAGGTTCAACAGCTACCTTAACAAGTGAACCATTGCCTACTAACTGGTCACCATTCATGGGTGTACGTTTAGCATCAACAACGTTGACCTTTTGATTATATACTTGACCAGACTTAGACCTTATCTTAGCTTTCAGTTTGGTTTTGAATACAACATTACCTGTTTCATTACCATTCTGGTCTATGTCTGGCTCAGTTACTGGACGTTTGGACAGGGTTGCCTTGAGTTGTGGCTTCTCCTTGACAAGCTTGTTGTACTCCTCATCAATGAGTCCTTCAAGTTGTTCACAAACTTGAGCAGCATCTGCTTCAGGTACAATTACCTGAGTAGAATACTCTCCATCATCAACGAACCTTGTATCAGGTTCAAAGACTTTTGCCCATAGGGACTTTCCTTTTATTACTAGCATATAATAACTCCTTATTGCTATTTGTTTTGCCAACTGGCTAGGTTGTAACTTTAGAAATCAAGCAAAGAAATAGTCTGATTTCAATACGTTACGGATATCTAGGTTACCTTTACTTGGTGGTAGAGGAACATCCTCAGTACCTAGAGTCTTGATTGCATGAGTCCTGAGTTCATCAAGAACATCATGCTCTTCATACATACTAACGAACTGTTCACGTAGTATCTCAGATAGCTGTGGCATCATGCTACTATGTGTACCATAGCTGTCATGTACCATAGCAAAGTCTACAATACCTACCTTAGTAGCTTCGTTAATAGTACGTGTCATAGCAGAGGCATCTAAACTATGGATGAAGTTAGGACTACTACCTAACCCTGTCCTCTGCTTATTAACTGTACCTTCCTTGTCTTTAGGAAAGGATAGAGATACAACATCACCATTGATGTGTGTCTTGATTCTCTTCTGTTGTACCTCGTTGTACTGTTGCATAACAATCCAACCTGTAGGTGTGACCCACTCCATGTGCTTACCCATGTTAGAGTACACATCTCCTACACTCTTAACGTAGTCCATAACCTTACGTGCTGATACAATAACACCACTAATGCTATCCCATATATGACCTGCAAGGTAGTGAGTTACAGCAAACAAGTCATCTCCAAACACATTGGGTGTGCCTTCCTTTATCTTATCCTTGATAGCTTCTTCTATGTAAGTACGACAAGCATGTTTAGTACCTGAGTAGGGTACAATCATAACAGGTCTCTTAGCTAACTTCCTATCAATACCAAACTCTAAACATTTTCTACCTAGTTCTGTGTCCTCCTCTCGTATATGTTGTATAGCTTGGTCTGCTACCTGTGTGTAAATATCTTGAGGCATGTCAGAAGGTACTAAGTTGGTAGCTCTACCCCCTACCTCATCTCTTAGTATAGCTGAGAGGTGTTGTAATCCGTTGCAACTGCCATCTGCTGAGACAGGTAACCTAGTGTGGTAACCCCAACCTAGTTTAGCTAGGGCTGACATCTCGTAACACCAAGCTAGGAACTGGAATGGTTTGTCTGCCTCAAGCCAAGCTTGGTTATCAAAGGGATTGTCTGCTATCCTTTGTGCCTCATCTACATACTCCCATGCCCATGCTTCACGTTTGTCTAAGGTTATCTTATCATTACCATACAAGTTTGCACCATGTATACACAACCATCTTGCATCATCCCAGTTGTTGATAGGCACAGAGTAACCAAACTCTAGTAGACTCTTACTCCAATCAGCTGACTGTGGTGACAGGAAGGTACTGCTTGCATACTTACGTGAACGGAAGTCATTCTGCCACACGTAGTAGAACCTATCATACTTAGCAAACTGTTCTGCTATCTGTAAGGTACGTTCAACTTGTATACGTTTACTGACACTACGATTATTACTTGAGTAAATCTCAGCACGTTTACGTGACCATATCCTGAATGTAGATTTCTCTTCCTCATTCATCTCACTAGGTTCTTTACTGAAGTGGTAGTTAGGTAGAGGTGTGTCCTCCCTTGCAGGTAAGTTACCTACCTCTTGCCCACTCTCCCACATCTGACGTATAACTTTGAGTACGTTCTGATTAATCCTCCACTCAGTTTGTTGTAGTGCATTGAGACAAGCATACTCAGCAGTCAAGTCTTGTTCAGCTAGTCTAGTTAAGTGTGTCTTCAAGCTCATTACTTTCTCCTTACAATAGGTAGTTCATCTATATCATGTCCATGATAACCTCCACCCTTAACTGATGTCCAATCTTTAGGTGGTATTACACAAGGTAAGTATCTTGGACGTGAGCCTTGCATATACTCATTGAATGCATGAATCCAATCAAGTGTATCTTGAGTTGGTACAACGTAGGTTGCACGTCTTTTACGTTCAGTCTGCTGTGTGTCTAGCTTGATGATAGCTGTACTCTGTATGATTAGGTCAACCATCTTAAACCCTACGTGCACACGTTCAGACTTGAGCCACTCAGTATTCTTGTAGCCATCCTTGTTCATCTTATTAGTTAGACCAAACCTTCTAGCTCCATATGCTTTCTTCATAGCAAGCTTGATTGTGTTGTTAGCTACTGTTCCTTCAGCATGTATCCATTTGTCTAACCTGTCTTGTATCTCAAGGTTACTACCTATAGTTCTAGCTACATACAGCAGAGTATTCTTTCTACTAATTGAATCCACTAATGTTACAAGTGCAAGGTATGCAACTTGTTCTGCATCCATGTCCTTTAAATTTTTCCACGCAATATCTCGTGAGGTATTAGTAGGATTCTTAATGAACTCTGTTACTGCCTTTGATACAGTTTGTACTAGCCTAGATACAATAGCTCTACCATGTGGTGTATGTGACTCCTTTCCTTTATCTATTGCCACGTCAGTTATCTTTTTATAACGGTGTATTCCACCTGTCATCATGTCAGTCTCAAGCTGAAGCTGTTCTTCAATTAGGGACTGTTCTGTTTCTAAAGTTACATCCAAGAGAGACCCCTCCGTTTGACATTGTTTAACTATAACATCTCCGTTATACCAGAGACACTTAGTACAAGTACACCTACCAACATTAGTAAGAACTGTACACCTATCATGTTATACTTGGTAAAGTATCCTATACTTGATACTGTAGCCATCATAACAATCCATAGTACCATGAACGTATTAGTCATACTCTCTCCTTCGTGTTATACATTGTTATCCATTCATTGTTCCTTGCTACTTCTTCTTCTAGTAACTCAGTAAACTCCTCATCCCTCTTCAAAGAACAACCATCCTTATGTCCATTCAAATACTTGATGTGATACTGAGGTGTACCATGCTTATGGTATGGATTAAGATATCCTACATCATGGTAACCATTGTGATACCCCATTAGGTAAGCATCATCATATATATTTCTACTCATTAGTCTTCTCCTTTAACTACGATTGGATTAGATAGAGTCCAATCTTCTGCTATTATTTCTGCTTCTCTTTCAGTACTGACTGCTAACTTCCTTACTAGTTTGTTGTCTTGAAACTGTGTGATGTAGTAGAACTGACCTAAAGCATCATCAATATAGGTAACTTTAGCACTCCTACCCCACTCACTATCTCCATAGTACTGACTTAGTTCTCTCTTAATTGTCATTTGTTACCTCATCAAATGTAAATGTAAACTGATTGGGATGACTGTTAAACAATGAGTAGTCCTTATGTGCTACATCATCTAGTATGTCAGCTAGTTCATCTACTGTTGAGTAGTAGACAGGTTGTCCTAGCATAGCATTGTCATCGTATCTCATAGGGACACACTCTTGTACCCCACTCTCTTCATCTTGATGTATGGATAGGTAAGTATCCTCATCAATCTGTATGTATATGTTACTCATGTTAATCTTTCTCCGTTAAAAATTTAAACTCACTCATTAACTTCCATCTGACTCTCTCTAACTCTCTTACGTCAGACAAGTACATGTCTTGACAGTCCAACAGCATGTCCAAGCTACTATCTATAGCTCTGTATGTATCACGTATAGCTTTTACTTGTACGTCTGTTAAGTTTTGTTTAGTTTTCTTAGTCATGTATACTCTCCATTTCTTTTATAGTTTCTTTATACTTCTTCTTATCTTCATCACTTAACTCTGACATAGATACGTACTCCCACTCCTTACCTTCGTCCATCAGTATCTCATTAAGGTGGTTGATGACTGAGGTATAGTGATAGATAATCTCATACCCTTCCATTGGTTTCTTGGTCTTGCTATCTACGATTACGTAGTCTGTATCATATAAAGTATTAGTCATTACTGTGCTCCATAGTTGTTAATCTGTAGTCCAGTTGGTCTGAAGTCTACCATCACACACCCATTAGATGTGTCACAGTTTAAACTAACTCCATCAAATCCTACTGCATATACTGTAGCTTGTACATCATGTACAGTTGGTTCTTCTACATCATCCTTCACAAAGATGTTAAGGTCGTAGGCTCTACCCTTCCAATAGAAGGTCTCCCACTCATCACACTCACACGTACAAGCATTGTCTACTATCCATTGCTTAACGTATTCGTTGATAGCTTTTCTAAACTTTGTGTCCTTGATGTACTTGTCTTCAACGTCTTCATACTTACTATCCATGTACTTCTTTGTTAACTCCTCTCTCTTCTCCATCTCTCCTCTTAGCCATGCAATCTCTCGCTTGTCTCTCTCACTACTCGTAATGAGGTCTTGCATTTCTACTGCTAGTCTCTCCATTAAAGTTAGTGGCTCAGTCATACTCCATCTCCTTTACACTTTGTACTTCATTATCAAACTCCCATGTAGAGTGTTCAGCATTATCTCCGTAGTCAGTACCACGAAACTCTACTGTCTTATCCTTGTGATTAAGCTTTGAGATATCAAACCCATGCTCACTACATAACTTCTCCACCTCAAACCTACTCAATGGTTTATCTGAGTTTACTTCCCATATTCTCCTATCAAAGCTAAACTCCTCATGTAAATATTTATACTTCATTCTATACTCTCCTCTAGTTGTTTAAGTTTCTTGATAAGTCTAAAGAACTCTCCGTCATTGTAGGCTACACACCCATTCAATCCAGTAAGTTTATCTAGACTTTCTCTTATCTCCTTCAGCTCCTCTTTAAAACTTGGGGTCATACAGTACCCCCTCATCTTTGAGCCTACCATAATAGGTTGCACGTTGTCTATAAAATTCTGCTTGCTCACTATTCTCATCCCACTCATAGTCATACTGTTGTTTACGTGCTAACTTGAACTCAGCTACAACATCTACTAGATGTTCTGTTCCGTCTATTGGTTCTATGTACATACTCATACTGTTTAACTCCTACTGTTTAATCTACTATTTAATACGTCTGTTATTTTAACTTGATTGTCTAACTTATGTAAAGCACTTTTAAAAGCCCTTA